TTTCTTCAGAAGTATGGTTTTCTTCTGCATGAGTTTCTTCACCTGTAGTAGGAACTGCTGGTGTAGCTTCATGAGTTTCAGTAGTACCAGGAACTGCAGGAGTTTCAGTATGAGTTTCTTCAGCAGAAGGGACTGCTGGTGTAGCTTCATGGGATTCTTCACCTGTAGTTGGTACTGCAGGAGATTCTTCAGAAGTATGGTTTTCTTCAGCATGAGTTTCTTCTGTATGGCCATCTTCGTGATGTTCTTCAGAACCAACAGGAGGAACAGGGGCTACTGGTGTTTCTTCATGGTGTTCACCTTCAGCTGGAGCTGGTGTTGGAGGTAATACAGGATTAGTGTCATCAGATCCACCTAATGGTGGAGCTACTGGATATACCACTGTTGGCTCATTATTAGTAGATCCTGGAATTTCAATACCACCTGGAACTGCAGGAGTTTCTGTATGAGCTTCTTCACCTGTAGTTGGTACAACAGGAGTAGCTTCATGAGTTTCTTCTGTATTACCAGTTGTTTCAGTGTGAGTTTCTTCACCAGTAGTTGGCACGGCTGGAGTAGCTTCATGAGAAGTTTCTTCAGAAGTATGGTTTTCTTCAGCATGAGTTTCTTCATTATTTACTGGAGCTGCTGGAGTTTCAGTATGCTCTTCTGTATTACTAGTTTCTGTATGAGTTTCTTCACCAGCTACTGGAGCAG